GGAGAGCCGACACGTCATCGGCAAGGCCACATGCCATGACCGCCTTGATGCTCGCCGGCTTGAACGTATAGTCGGTCGTATCCTTGGTCGTACACTCCGTCTTGGTCTGACTCGAAAATGTGGGTCGATCGCGTACGGCACGCATAAACACAAAGAGGGACGCCTTGATTTGCGCCGGTCGAATCTCCTTGATGGGCAAGGCTGACACGAGCTGATTGACGAGTCGATCAACGTGCGTTCCGCCTTGCGTGGTTGCAATGCCGTTGACGTACGACACCTGTTCAAACTTACCCGTATCCGTGTGCGCCACAACGATATCCGGGCCGAGCGAAACAGTCACGCCCGTCACGTGCATCTTAGCATACGTATCCAGTGTCATCATCTCGATCCGCACGCCGTTGAGATAGACGTGCGCCTTGGGACAACACATGGCGGCATCCCACGTCCGACGCGTGATGATTGTGTAGAGAGCCTCGATGTGCTTTCCGCCAAACTTGGTCCAATCGGGCATGAATGACACCTCGACACCACCACCCGTCTTGCGTTCCTCGATCAGCGGCTCAACCATCTTGGACATGTTGTCCATCCAGCGTTGCATATACACCTGGCCGCTCGAAACCACCTTGACTGTGAAATCCTTCGAAAAGACATTGGTGAGTTTGGCACCGTAGCCGTTTCGTCCACCGGTCGTACGCTCCTTCGTGTCGTCATAGTTTGACGACGTGAGTAGGTGGCCAAAGATGAGTTCGGGAAGCCACACCTGTTCCTTCTCGTGTTTCCGAATCGGGATACCGTCGCCGTTGTTCTTCACGGTGATATACTCACCCTTCCACGACACGTCGATCCGAGTCACCTTCTTGGGGTGTAAGGTGTGCTGATCAATCGCATTCACCAGAATCTCGTCGAAAATCTTGACGAGTCCGGGTGCAATAGTGACGTGTGCACGCTCGAACCGACCTTCGGCGAGCTTCCATGTATCGACCACATCAGGAACGACCGACCCGATATACGAATCGGGGCGTTTCAAGATGTGCTCGACGTGTGTGAGCTTTTCGTACTCCATTCTTACAGTGAAGGCGTTCACCTTTTTTAAGGCTTGATCAGCTTGTGAATTTCCGAGGGTCTCTTCCCTTTGAGTTGTCCGGCGAGCGCCCGACACGTCTTGTCAAGCATCGCAGGCATGTCGAGATAGTCAGCCGCGTGCGCCATGCTCCATAGCGTGTCCCACGACTCGTCGATCGGGTCTTCGTCCGACATTTCCTGCCAGTACTTCAATTTGCCGAGCGTCATAGAATCGACATTCGGTAAAGGGATGGGGCCCTCAAGGCCCACCATGTTCATGAGCAAGTGACTCCAGTGTGGGTTGATTTCGCACGCGACACAGTCGGATGTATAGACCCGCATTTTACTTGGTAAACGAGCGCGGGACGGCTCTAGGTAGAATTCGCCGGTGAAACCGATCCGTACCATATTCTGAATAGTCAGGGTGGTATGTAACTTTACCGTCCATTCCAACGACTTTCATCGTCACGTGTACATCCATTCGGCGATCCATGCCTGTACGTTGATTCTTAAAATGAGTGAATCCGTACTTGGGGTACCACGTCATTTGAAATCGACCAATCCGACGTTCGATCCAAAACTCATGGTGTTCCCATGGGATCAACACGATGCTGGGAATCTGTACGGGGCGTCGTGGAACATAGACCCCCGCCTTGGCTAACACAAGCCGCGTATCAATATCGGCTACATTGGCAATTCCGGTGAGGACTCCAATGGACATGTCTCACCATCGACCGCTCCGTCTAAGCTCTTCTTCAGGGGTTTGCTGTCTTCGACTTGATCAACCAGAGTGTCTTGACACCAGGAGCAGAACATTGCCTTGTCAGGGTGCCCATTTTTTATGTCGGCCTATCGTAAATGTTCAAGTCGACCATCATTATCCTCATCTGCTTTCTGATTGCGGCCAACCCGGCTGTCTACCGCGCCACTCGTAGCGTGCTCGGCGGCTGGATCGCCACGCCCGAGGGAACGGCCAAGCTCGGTGGTCTCATTCTGCACGCCGTGGTGTTTATGATGCTCGTGTCGCTGGCGAAGCGCGCCGTGTCCCCCTACCACTCGTACATGCACGCCGCCGATGACACCAAGACTATCGACGGTATGAGCACCAAGTCGCAGGAGACGCCTTACTCATTGTAGTTAGAGTTTGTCGCCGGTATACTCATAAATGAGTGCCAAAGTTGTATCGTACACCCAAACTCCAGATGAAAAGTCGTTGATTGAGCAAGTGGCATATGTCGCCCGGGTCTCCAATCCAGAACACCAGGAATCGAACGAGACGGCCGAACGGCTCGTTCGATACCTCATGAGGAACAAGCACTGGTCGCCATTCGAGATGGTCAACGTGTGTCTCGAAATTGAGACGACGCGCGACATTGCCCGACAGCTCCTTCGCCACCGATCATTCTCCTTCCAGGAGTTTAGTCAGAGGTATGCCGTCGTACCGGAAACACATATCGTACGGGAGGCACGCCTACAGGATACCAAGAATCGCCAGAATAGCACCGAGACGACTGACGCTGATATCATCAGGGAGTGGGAGGAGTGTCAGGTAACAGTTGCAGCATTCACGCGTACGGCATATGACTGGGCACTCAAGAAGGGGATTGCAAAGGAACAGGCACGGGCGATCCTCCCAGAGGGTCTGACCCCGTCACGCCTCTACATGAACGGATCCCTTCGTTCCTGGATTCACTACCTCGAGGTTCGCATGGGGAACGGGACGCAGAAGGAGCACAGTGAACTCGCGCACGCATGTTCACGCGCGCTAGAGTCTGTATTTCCTTTTGTCAAGGAGATTCAGGGATGAAGATCTGCCCGACGACATTCGGTCCATACTTTTGGAGTGTCATCCACATGACGGCACTCAGCGCAAACGAAGGTCTCACCGACGAAAAAAAAGAGGCGTACATTCGCTTTTTCGAAGCCATGCCCGACGTGCTCCCGTGCTCCATGTGCGGCAAACACCTCAAGGAGAATCTCAAGCTCTTGCCGGTTGACACGGAGGATATGTTCCGTTGGTCGATCGATATTCACAATTTGGTCAATACGCAGCTCAACAAACCCGAGGTGCCCTATGAACAGGCGTATCGGTATTGGTCAGCTCGGTGTGCACGCGGCCCCGACGACAAGCAAAGGAATGTGCTCATCGCATGCGCCGTGCTCTTGATTCTCCTAGCAATCGTCTACGTGCATCGCACCATATAAAAAAGACATGCGCCTGTGGTGTATGGCGTCACGCGTATTTCTGCTCGACCGTTCCGGGTCCATGGAGACCTGTCGCGACGATACAATCGGAGGATTCAATGCATTTGTCGATGCGCAAAAGGCGAACGGAGGAACAATGACCCTCGTGCTTTTTGATCACGAGGTGGATGTCCTCTACGAAAACAAGGCGGTCACTGACGTTGTGCCGCTCACGACTCAAACCTTTGTCCCACGCGGCGGAACGTCGTTGTACGATGCGCTCGGCCACGTCCTCAAGATGGACTTGCCGCGCGACACGGTGTGTATCGTGCTCACGGACGGTGACGAGAATTCGTCCAAGACGTACACGAGCGCACACGTCAAGGATCTCATTGAAGGCAAGCAGACGAAGGACGGATGGTCATTTGTCTACCTGGGAGCGAATCAGAATACAATCATGAATGCAGAGCGGCTGGGCATTCGTACCTCGATGGGCTATGACACGCAGACCAACACACCGGAGCTTTTCCGTGCATTGTCACAGACGGTGTCGATGGGTCCAGTCACACCCGGACACAGTCAAATTTAAACAGGGTAGCCACCATATGCGTTGTTCTTACCACCCGTGTACAGCGTGTACACGAAAAGCAAACCCAACAAGGCTGCCGCAATCAACATCACGATGCCAAAGTACATCTTCTTCGGCTCGACCACAATTCCAGTCTTGCCGTCGTCACTCATCGTCTGGTTGTCGCCTGTCGCCTCGACAATCATGAATGCACCCGCCATGAACATGGCGACGAGGAGAGCGACGACGATACCAGTCACAAGCTGACCCATATTACCGTTGTTCGCGCTCATTAGTCTATGCTGTGATTTTTTTTCACGGAACACTCGATTTCACGGGGCGCCCTACTTCCTGGCAAACATGAACAGGAAAAAAGCGAGGATGAACTGGAGCACGGACGTGAACCACGTCGACATGTTCCCCGTGCCGCGGCTCTTGTCGTACAGATCACGGATGGCCGACACGACCAGATAGATTGATGCGATACCGATGATAAAGTTACCACCTGAGGCCATTTACCATATAAAGACATTTTTATCCTGAGAGGTATGCAGTACTATGCAGAGATTCAAGCCAACAAGTACTTTGATTTCCAGTCTCGTCTCAACTACCTGAAACACATCGAGATGCCGTCAGCGACTCCCCTGGATGCCACAGACGAACGACTCGAGGTGGTGACTCAACTAAAGCGCGAGTATCTTGCACTCGTCGACGAGATATTCAACCGACACAAAGAGTATACGGACAAACGGGGTCGGCTCGACAAGCTTACTGAGATTGTCGATACATTTGGAAGCGATATGGCGAACCAATACGTCCCGGAGATTGAGCGTCTCATTGCAAAGTTTGAAGAGACTGAATGCCTCGAAGAGTTTAAACTGTCTATGAATGATCAGCTTGCAAAATTTCAAAAGCTTCGATCCGTCTTGTGCATGGATGATATCGGTGAAAAGTACATGTGCTTCACATGTCTCGAACGTTCGGTCGACACGTTTCTGGATCCGTGTGGACACATGGCATGTTCCGTGTGTCAGATGCGGTTTGGAACGTCGTGTCCATTTTGCCGTGTCATGGTGACTCCGAAACGCATGTTCCTCGGTTAAAAAAACCATGCACAGTATTAAAAGAATGCAGATCTTCGTCAAGACACTCACTGGAAAGACCATCACGCTCGAGATTGAGTCAAGCGACACAATCGCCAACGTCAAGGCTAAGATCCAAGACAAGGAGGGTATCCCGCCGGATCAACAGCGACTCATTTTCGCGGGCAAGCAACTGGAGGATGATCGCACGATGGCAGACTATAACATTCAGAAAGAGTCGACTCTTCACCTCGTTCTACGCCTACGTGGCGGCTAGATTCTGAAGGTTCTCACGGACGACGGAGCCTCCTGCCAAAACGTCTTGGGATCAGTCACGTACAAGTCATACAAGTTGGCATTGTCAGGCTGCTTCTTCACCTCGATCGACGTCAACTCCGGTGGAATCTCCTCGAGGAGCATTGTACGCATGGTTGCGAGATCCGGTGAAAACAGCGTCGCGTACGCCATACCGATATCGAGATCGAGCCCCTCTGCATCGGTCCGAACCCAATAGTGTTCGCATACATCGCCCGGACTTACGCAAAACCCCTTGACGACGTGCGCCTTGACGTCGAGCAATTTACACAGAATCGCACAGTGGTGGACGATCGATCCCTCCACTTTACGAAGCTTCATACGCATGGCAATTCTCTTTACGGACTCCATTGTTTTTACATAGTATCCACCTCTATATCTTCATCGTCATCTTCATCTTCAACATGGCCGGAAAACTCAACCAGATTTACCTCCTGTACGGGCATTTCATCAGTGCCAAATTCGCTCGTCACCTTGAGTGACGTGAACGACATGCTGTCCGGGAAGCTGTCAAAATCCGTGAGTGGGATCGCGTTGGACATGTACTGGTGATCAATCACAGGACTCGGCTCTATGACCTTCGTCGGGGGCGTCGCAGGCACCATGGGGAGTTGCGTCGGAATGACACTGACGGGCGTCGTCTGAAACCCGCTCGACCGCGACATGTACAGAACAATGAGGGTGAAGATAATCACGAGTCCGAGCACGATACCGGCGCACTGATGCATTATACTATGCACTGACAAATTTCAACCTCAAGAACCTTGACGTTCTTGAGGCCAAAGGCCAAAAGCTGTTGCTTTTGCTGACCTGTTTTTTTGATTCGCGTGCGTCTAGTTGGAGAAGGCAAGGCCGCCCATGCCGCTCTGGATACGCAGCACGTTGTAGTTGATCGCAAACATCTTCTGGGTCGTCGCCACCGAGTTGGACTTCAGGGTGATCGCCAACTGAGCGTTGTCGATGCGCGAGAAGTTGCAGGTGCCCGTCGGCTGGTGCTCCTCCGGCTGCAGCGCGAAGGAATAGCAGTAAATGCCGGGGTAGGGGCAGCCAGTGTGGTGGTAGAACGGCTGGACGGAGTTGAAGTACTTGCCGGACTGCTCCTTGAAGCGATCCTGGCCGTTGAGCACAACCTTGAACAGGTGCAGAGGACCCACCTCAACACCGTAGGCGATGTTGGAGGTGGCAGCCTGCGTGCCCTCCTCAACCCAGTACACGTTGGCGGACGTCGCGCTGAACAGCACGTTGGAGGAGATCAGGTTGGAGTTGACGATGGAGAACTGCGTCGGCAGAGCGTTGTACGTCGTCTGGCCGGTGCCGGTCACGTTGGATCCAGCGGCAAAGCCGGCCGGCACAAACAGGTGGGGCACACCCGTCAGGTGGGGCAGGATGTACTGGCCAGCCTGGCAGAACGCGCGGGTGTCGCAGGTCACGTTCACGTTGGCCGTCGACGTGCAGAAGTTCCACATGCCGTTCAGCTGGGTCGTCTGCTGGGCAGACGCCGTGGGGTTCTGGTAGCACCACACCAGCTCCTTCACGGGGTGGTTGAAGGCCACACGGACCAGCTGCACGTTACCCTCCTCGGAAGAGCCAGACGTCAGAGCATCACCGCCGGTGTGCTGGATCTGCTCAATCAGGTACTCGTGACCCTTCTGGGCGAAACGACGACGCTCCTCAGTGTCCAGGTAGATGTAGTTGCCCCACACCTCGAAAGCCGAGCCCAGGAAGTAGCTGTTGTAGTACGCCGTCGTGTCAAAGTCCAGACGCACCTCGTGGTACTGCAGGGCGATCAGAGGCAGGTACAGGCCGGGGTTGCGGTTGAAGAAGAAGAGCAGGGGCAGGTACACCTTGGGGCGGGACGTCTGGGTCGTGTTGTAGTTGCCCTGCGTCGTCATCTTGCCCCAGGCATACTTGTCAGACTCGTTGAGGTACAGCTCGGAATACAGGCGCCACCAGGTCTGGTAGTGCTTGTCGACGCGCTGACCACCGATCGTCAGCTCCACGGCGGAGATGGCACGCTCGGCAATCCAGTTGGTATCCCAGTTGGTGTTGGTCGACGTCAGCAGAACTGCACCCGGTGCAGTCTCCTTGGGAACAAGGGGCGTCAGGGCCAGGTGCATGTTACCAATCAGATCGCCGTTGCGGGCAATCGTCACGGACAGGCGGGTCTGGTTCCCCGGAGTGCCGCTCACCGTCTGCTGGATCAGCTCCATCGCAAAGTTCGTGTGGCGCTTGTACACCGCCTGGAAGAAAGTAACCTTGGGGTTACCGGTGAGGTAAACGTCCTGAGCGCCATAGGCAACGAGTTGCATGAGTCCACCAGCCATTTAACATTGAGCAAGAGAAAAAAACAACAGGAAGCTGGATCCTTCGTGTTGTGTTTTTTTGGAACAAGTTCCTGATTTTGTGCTGCTGCTGTGCTGCGGTTGTACGTCTAGTTGGAGAAGGCAAGGCCGCCCATGCCGCTCTGGATACGCAGGATGTTGTAGTTGACGGCGAACAGCTTCTGCAGAGTCGTCTGCATCTGGGACTTCATCTGGATCGACACCTGGGCGTTGTCAATGCGAGAGAAGTTGCACGTGCCAGTGGGCTGGTGCTCCTCCGGCTGCAGGGCGAACGAGTAGGAGTAGATGCCCGGGTAAGGAGTGCCGGTGTGGTGGTAGAACGGCTGCACCTGGTTGAAGTACTTGCCAGTCTGCTCCTTGAAGCGATCCTGGCCGTTGAGCACAACCTTGAACAGGTTGAGCGGGCCAACCTCCACGGCACCGTTCGTCACGGTGGCGCTGGTGTTGCCGATGCTCAGACCCTCCTCGATCCAGTAGGCGTTGCCGGTCGGGGGCACGCCGGTGGTACCCTGGAAACCAGCGAACGCCGGCAGCTGGCCAGCCATGCTGAACAGCGTGGGCACACCGGTCAGGTGGGGCAGCACGAAGTTGTTGGAGGCGACCAGCACCTGCACGTTGGAGGTGATGTTCACGTTGGCCGTGTTGGAGCAGAAGTTCCACATGGCGTTCAGGTTGGAGCCGTAGCCGGTCGCACCCTGGGTGGACGCAACGGACGGGTTGGTGTAGCACCACACCAGCTCCTTCACCGGGTGGTTGAAGGACAGGCGGATCAGCTGGGGAGAGCCCTCGGAGCTGCCGGCCGTCGCGGAGGACGTCACGGCATCACCGCCGGTGTGCTGCACCTGCTCGATCAGGTACTCGTGACCCTTCTGGGCGAAGCGGCGACGCTCCTCCGTGTCCAGGTAGATGTAGTTGGCCCACACCTCAAAGGCGTTCGTGGTGCCAAAGTACTTGTCGTAGTAGGCGGTCAGGTCAAAGTCCAGGCGCACCTCGTGGTACTGCAGGGCGATCAGGGGCAGGTACAGGCCGGGGTTGCGGTTGAAGAAGAAGAGCAGGGGCAGGTACACGCGCATGTTGGGGGCACCAGTCGACGAGGGCGTCGCGTTGCCCTGGGTGGTCATCTTGCCCCACGCGTACTTGTCGGAGTCGCTCAGGAACAGCTCGGCGTACAGACGCCACCAGGTCTGGTAGTGCTTGTCGATGCGCTGGCCACCGATGGTCAGCTCAACGGCAGCCACGGCGCGCTCGGCGATCCAGTTGGTGTCGTACACGGTGTTGTTGGAAGACAGACCGGCCGTCGACACGGGGGTCAGGGCCAAGTGCATGTTGCCGACCAGGTCACCGTTGCGGGCGATGGTCACGGACACACGGCCGGAAGCGGCCGGGGAGCCGTTGGTCGTCTGCTGGATCACCTCCATCGCAAAGTTCGTGTGGCGCTTGTACACCGCCTGGAAGAAAGTCACCTTGGGGTTACCGGTAAGGTAAACATCCTGAGCACCGTAAGCAACGAGTTGCATCAAACCACCAGCCATTTTGTAGTTAGCCAAGAAAATAATTGACGCACCGCGTCAGCGCAGTCTAAAGTTTCTGTCCGCCTAAAGTACACATGTCTGTAGATCGCGTGCCTGAGGATGAGGAGCTTATGATGGATGATGAGGACGAAGAGGGGGAGTTTGGCGAGGACATGCTCGTAAACCTGCTGACCACTGAGGAGGGGGATACGATCCCGACCATCCTGGCTGGTCTGGCTGGCTCGATGGATGCCATCGCCAAGCACCTGGAGAAGCAGAATGTCATCCTGGTGAAGATGCTGTCTGTCCTGTCGGCCAAGCCGGCGGCGCCTGTGTACACTGCCGCGCCCGCCTAGAGCTTCTTGCGAAAGTAAAACACGAGGAGACTGATGAGCGCCGTCCAGCCGACAAGGTGATCAACCTTGTTCATCACCTGGATCTGCTGATCAGCCATCTTGTTAAACTCATCCTTATAGCCCTGTGGCTTAAAGGGGAGCCAAAAGTACCGTCCAAACGGTACAACCGTCGGGCCGAGCTTGTCCCGACAGTTGTACGAGTAATCATACCATGCGAGCGCGATATACGGGAACCAAATCAGAAAAAAGAGGACCCAAAAGTTCTTGGGTGGCAGGTACCAATAGCCTCCTGCGATTGCGAGCGAAAAGATGATACACTTGATGTTGAACTTGAAGGGAGCTCCTGGAAAGATCCCACCGGCCATCTACCTCTAGCTAGAGAAAATAGACGCGCGTTGAGTAATGGATCCGCCACAGAGTTTGCGTGAGAAGAAGCGGACTGCGGCCAAACGGGATAAGGGTCACC